TCCTCTGCCTCGTCCTCTGCCGGCTCACCCAGGGCCTTGCCCTCGTCGGAGTCGCCGAGAACCTCCCGGTAGTGAGCCTTCAGCTCGTCGTCGTCGGTCGCGGCGTACAGCTCCGCGACCCGGGCACGGTCGATCGAACCGCTGACCCTGCCGTCTTCGTGCTCGTGCATTGCAGTTCCTCCACTCAGGCGAGGTTGACGATCTCCTGGATGCCGCCGGCCTCGACGGTCATCGGCGTGAAGTACCCGGCGTACGCGACCTGCACACCCAGCACCGATGGCTCCACCGCCTGCAACGTACCCACACGCTGCTCGTACACCTCGACCGCCGCCGTGGACATCACGATGCCGAACGTGGTCGCCGGAGCCGACACCAGACCCGCGGACACGTAGGCGGGGATGCCCGACACGCTACCCAGCAGACCCTGGCCGAAATCGCCGGCCCGGAACCCTTCCGACTGGGCGTTCTGCGGGTTGACCGGGGCGAACAGTGAACCCCAGTTCCCCAGCTTTGCCGGCTGGATCGCGAGGATGATCCGACCCTGACCCTTGGTCGCGGCGTAGATGTTCGCCGCGGCGGTCCACAGTGCGGCGGTCAGCTCGGCCGCGGTGGGTGTACCGCCACCTGCGGTCGTCAGCTCGACGTTGTTCGTACCGGCGATCAGGGCGACGCCCAACGCGGCCTCGGTCTGCACCGCGTACTGCGCAGCCAGGTCGTTGACCACGGCGTCCAGCATCTGCGGAGAGGAGAAGTCGACATCCTGACGCGACACGTTGACATAACCGCCGTAGGTGACCGCGGTGCCGGTCAGCCGCGCGATCGTCATCTTCTGGCTCGACAGCTCAGCCTTCTCATCCGCTGCCGCACCAGCCGATCCCTGCACCCCGACCAGGGTGCGGGCGGTGACCTTCGGGCGGTACCACGTCGCCGACGGCATGTCCCGCGGGCCGAGCACGCCGACCAGCGGCCGGGACGCGTCGATGAAGTTCAGGACGTCACCGACGATCGGGTCAGGGATGACACCGAGGTTGTCCGACGTCTTCTGGTGCGCGGCGGCACGGTTGAAGACCTCGAGCCGCTCCATCGCCGCCCGCGAACCGGTCTGTGCGGCGATGTTGTCGACCAGGTAGTGGCCGGCGGACCGGTACTCGACCGGGCTGGCCTGACCGGACCGGCCGCGGGTGATCGCACCGTCCAGCAGCTTCGCGCGCTCACTGACCTGGGCCGCGATGTCCGCGGTCGCCTCCAGCGACTCCAGCTGCTCCTTGAGGTCGGTCATACGGGAACGCACCTCGACGAGCTGGGCCCGCTCGGTGTCGTTCAGGTCGCGCTCCTGGTCCTGCGCGGAGGCGACGAGCCCCTGAGAGAACGCGTTGCGCTCCTCGAGTTCCTTCTCCAGACGCCGGATCATGGCGTCGTTGGCGTGGCTGTTGAGAGCCATTGGGTTGCTCCTGATGTGTGATGTTCCGATGGGGGAACACGTCAACCAGGCGCCCGCTACCCAGGTGCCTCACCCCGCTACCCAGGGGTGACGTGCGGTACTACTTCGCCAAGCGTGACTTGGCCCACTGCAGAACAGGATCGTTGGTCCACTCATCCAGTTCCGGAGTGACCAGCGGCTGCAGCCCAGCCGCCGGATGCTTAGAGAACTCGCTGTGCACGGCGATCGTGTCCGCGCCCTTGTAGGCCGGGATCTCCGTCATCGCGAGATGTTCCATGAACGCGCGCTTGACCGTTCGCAGCATCGCCCGGCGGTCCAGCACCACGTCCGACATCTTCTGCAGAAAGTAGCCGACCGACCCGCCGAGGATGCCGTCATTGGCGAGCTCGAGAGTCTCGTCGCCGCGTTCCGTCTTGGCGATCTTCACCGACGCCAACAGACCGTGCGGATGATCGACCATGCCGGTGATGCGGCCCACCGTCAGAGTGTGGTCGTGTTCGCGGTTGACGGGGATGCGGGCGCCGGCCTTGATGGCGTCGTTGAATGCGCCGCGGAGGAACAGCTCGCGCCAGACCTGGCTCCGGAACAGGATCTCGGTCTCGACATTCCACGGCATCGCGACGAGCTCGATCGTGCGGTCCTTGAAGTTCACGGCCTCGGGGAGCTCGGCGCGGCTGCGGTGGAAGATCTCCGGTGCCGCGCTGCGGTGGCCAGTGCCCTCGAACTCACCCATGGCCGCAGCCTGCGCCAACGCCTTCTTGCGGGCCGCCTTCTCCGAGGACTCGTCGCCCTTGGAGTACGGATAGCACTTGCCCTCGTCGCCCCACTTCCAGCCCGGCCGACCGTCGGTCTCGCACCGCTTCAACGGCATAACCCACCGTCCTCACACGTCGCCACCTGTCAGCGCGGTCGGCGCCAGATTGTCCTGCTCGGACTCGTCGAGGTCGGGTGCATCGCCCGTGAACCGTTCCATCGTCCGGACCTCATCCGCAGACAACGCGCCGATGGTGACGAGCTTGCTGTACGCCTCCGCACGCTCGGTCAGCGGCGGGCGCGTGTACTCGTCCCGGTTCAGCTCCACCGACGTACCCCGTGGAACCGCCCACCCGGACAGCGCCTGCATCACATGCACCGCCTTCGCGTTCAGCGACGACCGGTGATGGAACTCGAACAACGACGTCACGTTGCTGTAGGTCATCGAATCCCCACCCGACGGCAGGCCCACCAGGAACGGGGGGACACCCAGCAGGATCGCGATCCGCGACTCCGTCCATTGACCGAGCTCGAGCAGCGTCATGTCCTTCACCGACATCGTCAGCGTCGACGGCTTCACACCGAAGGACAGCAACGCTGGACGCCCGGAGTTACGGATCCGGGAATCCACGTACTCGTCGAGCTGGTCTCTGGCCTGCTCCCTGTTCAACCGCTGCTCGGTGGTCAGGAAGTACGGCGGCAGACCGCCCTGCTCCGCGATCGACCCGACCAGCTTCACCAGCAGGCCCGCGGCGACCGCACGCGGGCCACCCGCCTCCAACGGCCCGACACCACGCGCGCTGTCCGTCGTGGACTTGTACCGGATGTGCAGAATGTCGTCGGTCACGTCCGCCTGGCCAATGCTGTAGACGCGACGACCCTTCCCCATCTCCACGTTCACCAGCCACGGCGGGACCACCCGGAAGTTGTACGGCCACCCGTCCGCGGTCCGCGCCATCGGCAGCACGAACGCCTCACCCATCTGGTAATCCCAGAACAGCTGCTTCGCGAACTCCGCCCACGACGCGTAGATCGTCGGGTCCGGGTTCGTCATCCACGTCTTCGACGGCAGGATCTCCCCACCGCGGGTCAGGTACACCGGCATCGACGACAGGATCGACGCGTTCAGATCCAGGCATGCCCACGCCGTGTCGACCAGCGGCCCGGCCTTCTGGTTGAACGCCGGCGTCGACCACTCCGCCGGCCAACCCGACCACGGCGACGGCACCAGTTGCGCGAATCGCGTGTTGACCCCACCCGGCGGCGGGTCGAACTCGAACCCGTGCGGATCGCCGGGCTCATACCCCGGCGGCCCGACACTCGACGGCGGATTCGCGTTCGCCGTCTCGCCCGCAGGAGAGCCATGCAGCAACCACGACCAGAAACTCACGGACTCCCCTTTCAGGTGAAGATCAACGGCCCGACGCGCACAGAGATAGCCCAGTCGGCCAGGATCGCCGCCTCCAGCGGCGACACGTCGTTCGTGGACAGCTTTCGCCCCACCGCCCACCGGTCACCCACCGGCCGTTTCTGCGCACCGCTGACCGCAGCCTCGAGCTCAGGATGCGACATGTGCGCTATCACCCCGGCCTGAACCCTGTCGTAGAACGAGGCGCACGCATCCAGCACATCGGTCATGGTCGCCTCGACGACCTGCACGCCCGCGGCGTACATCGGCTCGATCAGGTCAGCCGCCGGGCCGCGCTTGTCGACCACCACGTCGCAGCCGTACACCGACTGGAGCCGCGCCACCTCGGCCACGACCCACGCCGTGCCACGGTCACGCGCCAGCACCCCGACCAGGTTCCGTTCCCTCAACGGGACCGCGGCCGAGATCGACGACCAGGCCCGGTCGACCGACACCGCGACACCGACAGCCATCCCGTTCGTAGGAGGATCCCCGTGCGGGATGGCGCACTCCGCCCACCGCTGCGCACCGAACAGCGACGGCACGTCACCGTCGTCCGGATCCCACACGCACAGATGCTCCCGGGCGAACAGATCCGGACCCAGAACCTTCAGCTGCTCGGCCAGGAAACCAGGCGGGATGCGGTCCGGAAACGCCGGGTTCGCTGCGATCCACGCCTGAACATCCGCCGAATCAGGTCGAACCGACACGATCTGCCCGTCGATCATGCTGACCTG